GGCTAATGAACGTGCAGCAGATCTAGAGGGCCGCTTGAAAGAGATTGAAGCGATGCGCCTCACTGCTAAACGTGAAAGAGCAGAGGTTGAATTATCTAAACTACATCCTGACTTTGATAGCATTCGCTCTGATGATGCATTCCATGAGTGGGCAGCTAAACAGCCTAAAGTATATCAGGACGCTTTGTATGAAAATGCAGAAGATGTACAGTCTGTAGCACGTGTTATTGATCTGTATAAAGCAGACATGGGCATCAAAACTAAGAAGCCTGTTAGTTCAGACAAAGACGCTGCAGCCTCTGTAAAGACTAAACGTACCACTACTCCAGAGGCAGATGAACGAGCAGGGTGGTTCTCTGAGTCTCAAGTAAATGCAATGTCTGATGCTGAATTTGAAAAGAATATAAACGCCATTCAACAAGCTCAGACAAACAAGAAATTTATTTATGATGTAACTCGTAAATAGCTTGACAAAGTTATTATCGTAAGTAAAACTATAGCATATACACCCATATTAGTGTGTATGCTTTTAACTAAGCACTAGCCACAAATAAAGAACTACCTCTAAGTATAGGCCCAGCGCATTTAAGAACGGCCATTCTGTTAATGCATTTGCTGACCACCCTATTATGACGAGCCTCTTTCATGTGGATATGTAGTGTACTACTCCCACGCCATATCTATGAAAGGAAATCAACTATGGCTATTACTTCCGCTTCTGGCGGCTTCACAGGCAACTGGTCGCCCGTCATTTACTCAAAACAAGCGCAAATCGCACTGCGTAAAACTGCAGTCGTTAACGCTATCACAAACAACTCTTACTTCGGTGAGATTGCAAACCAAGGCGACACTGTTCGTATTCAAAAAGAGCCTGACGTAACTGTTAACGCTCTGCAGCGTCACACAGGTATCTCCGTAGAGAAACTTGCAGACTCTGACTTCTCGTTGACCATTGACAAAGCTAACTACTTTGCATTCAAAATGGACGACATTGAAGAGCAATTCGCACATGTCGATCACGCAGCTTTGGCAGCAAACCGTGCAGCATATAAAATGGCTGACAAGTTTGACGAAGAAGTGTTGGGTTACTTGTCAGGTTACACTGGCGGTGCTGGCTCATGGGCAGCTAACACAACTGCTTCTGGCGACAAAGCAAATTCTTCTGCAGGTTCTGACGAACTGTTGGCAGATAACAAGCTGGATGCAACAGACTTCGGTAACTTGACAATCTCTGCAACTGCAACTGCTGGCGACTCTATCCCACTAGCGCCACGTCTGCCAGGTGCAACTGCATTGTCAACAGCAACTGTTTCTCCTTTGACTGTCATCGCACGTATGGCACGTAAATTGGACGTAGCAAATGTTGATGTACGTGGTTGTTGGATCGTTGTTGACCCAGTATTTGTAGAGATGCTGAAAGATGAAGATTCACGTTTGTTGAACGCTGATTTCGGTGGTTCTGGCTTGCAAAATGGCTTGGTATTGAACAATATGCACGGTTTCCGTGTATATGTTTCAAACAACCTGCCATACTTGGGTACAGGTGCTGGCACTACAGGTACAACTGCACAGTCTACAAACTACGGTGTTATCGTAGCGGGTCAAGACGACGCTGTTGCATCTGCAGAGCAAATCAACAAAGTTGAAAACTACCGTGACCCTGACTCATTCGCAGACATCGTTCGTGGTATGCACTTGTATGGTCGTAAAATCCTACGTCCAGAATCTCTGGTCATTGCGAACTACAACGCAGCTTGATAGCAATATCTTAGAGGCTGGCCTAGCGCTGGCCTCTTTGTGCTTTTATAAACGAGGACATTCCCAATGGCAATCACTACGGCAATGTGCAACAGCTTCAAGCAAGAGCTTCTTGGGGGTGTTCACGATCTAGACACAGATACTTTGAAAGTGGCTTTGATTAAAGCTTCACCTTCTGGTACTTTTGACGCTTCTACAACTAACTACTCAGATTTGGGTGCAGATGAAGCAACAGGAACTAATTACACGGCAGGTGGTCAAGCTCTAGACAGCCC